ATTAGGTACATTAAAAGATCTTCAAGCACAATTTGATAACACAGTAAGAATTGCTGAAGAAGGATCATATACAATGGAAATGTATTTGGATTATTTAGAAGGAAAATGTAAATTTTAGAATTATGGGTTGTATAAATAAATCAGATAAGAAATATAAAAAGCTTGAAGAGAGATATGGAGACTTTCAAGCTGATGTATTAGTGAGAAGTCATCCTAAAAATAGATATGCTCAAGCTGATGATATTTTTTATATACCTACATTAAGTGAAGCAAATAAAAAAGTTAAAAATAAAATGCCAAGACAGGCATTAACTAATATTGAAAACGCATTAAAGCAAAATCCATTTTTATCTGAAAAAGGAATTGCATCATATTTAATAGGTTATATAAATAAATTAGATGATGCTGGTACATACTTAATAACTAGAGGTAGAAGTGATGGTTTATTGCAAAGAACTATTTCAGATGCTGAGGTATATAAACCTAATTTAGATCTAATGAGATACTTAGAAAAAAAGTATCCTGAAATATTTACACTTGTAGAAACAAGAAATGATCTTACTTATAAAGTAATAATTACACCAAAGTTAGAGACTACTGAAGATGCAGTTGAAGAAAAGGGTACATTACCTTCTATTCAATCTAGCTTAGATGCATTTAAAGAATTAACTGATATTAAAGGTATTCAACCTCTTGTTTTTCAAAAAGGTCCACACAGATGGGAGCAAGTTACTGGGTCTATTTACAATCTTGTAGATAAAAATACAGGAAGTATATTCTATAGAAATGTAAATTTAATTTCAGGTCAGCAAGAAGCACCTGCTCAAACACCAATTAATAAAGCTAAAGCTAATATGTTGATTATGGAAATAGAGTCTTTAGCAACTCAAGAATCTTTTCAAGAGGTTCTTGGATTAAATGGATATAGTGTAGAAGAAGTTTTAAATAATTTAAGAAATGCTAAGACTCAAGAAGAATTTGCAATTGAGTATGCAAAAATAACTAAAATATATTGTTAAGATGGCTAGTTGTCCAATAAAAAATTCCATTGAATGGAAACGTATAATGAAGCAAGCTCAACAAAATGAGCAAAGAGCTTTAGAATTATGGGTAGAAGAAGGTTTTGCTGAAAATCCTGATTTAAATGAGGATGTAGAAAGTGAAGATGAACAAGATGCTAAAAAGGCTGATCAAACTCAACCTGTAGTAGATGAAGAGGGTATTGAAAAATTAATGAATAATCTTATACTTCAATTAAATACACGAATAGATATTATTCAAAAACAAAAAAGTACAAATGAAGATGAAAGATTAAGAAAGCTTAATAAATTAAGAGCTCTTCTTAAAAATATACAGGCTGCTGAAGGTGTTAAATCTATACTTTTATTTATTGATGATGCATATAACGTCTCTTTACAATTAAAAAAAAGAATGAAAAACTTCTTAAAAGAATCTAAAGAACCTAATCCAGATAGAAAAAAGTTAGTAAGAGATTTAATTAATATAAATGAATTTGCATATGGTTATACTATTTTAGATGAAATTAGTAAAGCTGATATACTAGATTACTTTTCTACTACAGATGAAGAATCTAATGCTATATTTGAAGAAGATGAGGATGGGAAGAAAAAACTTTCTGATAAACAAAAATTAAAAGAAGCTTTATCTATAAGAGATACTATTAAACAAAAAGTTTTAGTAGAAGCAATTCCTTTAATGGCAGATTTTCTTTTAGATGCTCGATCTACCTATAGCACAGAAGGTATGCTTAAGGAAATACAGTCAATTGATGCTGAAAAGAAACTTGCAGAGGAACAGTTTGATAAAGGTAAAATTAATCAAAAACAGTTTGATAGTAAACTTTCTCAACTTGAAACTAAAAGAAACTTTTTAAGTACTAAGGCTCAAGATAGAGATCAGATGATAAAAGTTCTTCAAGAAGCTGCTGTAGAAGAAGGAGTTTTAGATTATTTAATTGGACCACTTATTAGTTCTCCAGATAGTGCTGTTGCATTATTTGCAAAAAGTGTTAAAGATCAAATGGAAAAAGCTAGATTAAAAGATTTAGCTATTAGAGATAGTTTAATAAAAGAATTTGTAGATTATGCAGCATCAACAACAATATCTAGAGATAATACAAAAAAGTTTAATGAAGGTATCTATGAAACAATAGAAGTTCCTGTAATGGAAACTGTTGCTTCAGAAAAAAATCCAAACTTTAAATATCAAAGAAGAAAAAAAGATGAGGATGGTAATATAGTATACAGAGAAGAGTTACATTTTGTAACAAAATTTGATGATAAAAAATATAGAGCTGTACAAGAAGAGTGGTATAAAAATAATCCTCAACCTTATAATAATTTACAAACTAAAAACTTAACTCCGTTACAAAAAGCTGAAAAGAAAAAATGGAGAATTAAAAGACAAAAAGAACTATACGATAAAATTAGAAAAAGTAAATCTCAAAATGAGATTGATGAAATAGATGCTAGAAAACTTAGAGAAAAGAATTCTGGTATATTAGATAATGATCAATATAATGAGTGGCTTAAGTATCAAAGAAAATGGGATATTACAGAACCAAGTGATGACTTTTTAAGTGAGAAATGGGATGCTATGTATGATAAAGACGGCAAACCTAAAAATGCAAAAGGACGGTATCATAAAAAATTAACTGATACTTATTATGCTGCACAAGAATTACTACCAGAGGTTCAAAGAAATGGATCTAGAGTACCTTCAGTTGCTAAAAAAGATTTAGAAAGAATAATGCAAGAAGGTGTTTTAAATTTAGGAAAAACTAAAGTAAAAGAAGCAACATCTATTCAATCATATGATATTGAATTTGAAATACAAGGTATAAAAGGAGACCCTGCAAAGTTCTTACCTGTATATTATTCACAAGATATAGATATGTCAGATGTAAGTTTTGATCTTGGAAGCACTGTATTACTATATGTTCAAATGGCTAATAAGTATGATGCAATGAATGAAATAAGTCCTGAAATTTCATTAATGCAACAAATAATTAGTGAAAGAGAAACTCCTAAATTTACGAGTAAGCAAACTAAAGTTTTAGATTCATTTGCACAAAGATTTGGTTATGAAGATTTCATAAGACAAAATGGTGAAAGTTATACTCAAAGACATTTAGATGCATTTATAGAGATGATTGTATATGGAGAAATGCAAAAAGCAGAATCAATATTTGGACTTTCTGCTACTAAGATTACTAATACAGTAACAGGCTTTTCTGCATTAACATCAATTGCAGCTGATTTACTTAAAGGTGTTGCAAATAATTTACAAGGTAATATACAGCTTATCATTGAAGCTGCAGGTAATGAATTTTTTAGTGTTAAAAATTACATGAAAGGTAAAAAACAATATGCTAAATATTTACCAGGAATGCTTTCAGATTTTGGTCAACCTGCACCAACAAGTTTTTTAGGTAGACTTAATGAATTATATGATCCTATACAAGGAGATTTTAGAGATAAGTTTGGAAGAAAGGTTACAGCTAGTGTAGCAAATAAATTATTTAGAACAGACACTTTATTTTTTAATCAGTATTTTGGGGAACATGAAATACAAGTATCAGGAATGTTAGCTATAATGGATAGAATGATGGTTAGAGATAAAGAAACTAAAGAAGAAATTACATTATTTGAAGCTCATGAAAAGTATGGTACACAAGAAGCTTTTGACAAAATAGAATATATTGAAGAAGACGCTGATGGAAATAAAAACTATAGAGATTTTACTGAAAAAGATAGAAGAAGTGTACAAGATAGAATACATGGATTAAGTAAAAAAATGCATGGTGTGTATAATAGTTTTGATAAAGGTGTTGCACAAAGATATTCTTTAGGTAGATTAGCTTTGATGTATAGGAAACATATGTATCCTGGATATAAAAGACGATATAAAAAATATTCTTGGGATGAGGAAATAGGTGCTGCAACAGAAGGTCACTATAGAACTTTTTGGAATACATTTCTTAGAGATTTGTATAACTATAAAAGAGATATTACAAAAGCATGGGCTACTTATTCACCTGGACAAAAAGCTGCAATAAGAAGAACTCTTACTGAACTTTCTATTGTAATAGCACTTGTAGGTATGATTGCAATAATGGCTATGATAGGAGGGGGAGATGATGGAGATGATAAGTTTAAAAAGAATTATGCATATAATTTTTTACTATATGAAATGATTAGAATGAGATCTGAGACTGCACAATATATAAATCCAATTGATGTATATAGAACAGTTAAGTCACCATCTGCAGCTTTATCTACTACAAGTAGATTTATAAGATTCTTTAATCAAATACTACCTTGGAATATTACAGAAGAGTATAAAAGAAAGTCAGGCATTTGGGAAAAAGGTGATAATAAAGCTTGGGCTTATTTTATTAAATTAATTGGTCTTCCTGGTTATAACATTAAACCAAGAGAAGCAGTAAAAGTTTATGAAAGTTTAACTAATATATAATGGCAAGAAGTAACATTACAACAAGGTATCAAACTCCTAAAGTTTCTAGACCAGGAGTACATGCAAAAACTAAAACATCAAGATCTAAGTCTAGTAAAAATTATAAGAAAAAGTATAAGGGTCAAGGAAGATGAGTTGGGAATTAGTAATAAATTTACATTGGCCTCATGACAGGTTTGTCTTAGGGTGGGAATATATATCTCCAGATGAGGAACATAACTTTTCTACATATACAATGTATCTTTTTATTATGACTTTACAACTTCATGTGTATGAATAGTAAAAAAAAGGGAGACAGCCTAAGCCATCTCCCTATTAATTTATGCAAAATCAAAATCAACATCTCCTTCATCAACATCTTCTTCTTCATCTTCTACAACTGGTGCAAAATCTAAATCAAAATCAGCCTCACCTTTCATAACGATATCAACATTCTCATCAGATACTGAGTTATCAGCTGCATGCTCTTGAGCTCTCTGCTGATCAATTGCTTCTTGACCTCTGATTAACTCTGCAGCTTCTGCATCAGTAATCTCACCTTCAATCTCTGCTACACGTTTTTGATATTCTTCATCTGTTTCAACATGTATTTTTATGTCTTCAGGTTCATCACATACTTCAGCCACAGCAGCTTCATCTTCTTTAATTTGATTAGCAATGTGTTCCGCTGCTTCCTCATATGAAACTTCTCTTTCTTCAGTTTCTTCAAATGTAGGAACAGGTTTACCATCATCTTCAAATTCAACATCCACTAATTCTCTCTCCTCAATGATTTCTTCAGTCTTCATCTCTTGCATTTCTGCATTAGCAGCATTCTCTGCTTCAACATCTGCAATCATATCTTCTAGATCTACTTGATTAGGATCTACAAATACTTCTTCTTTAACTTCAACTTTATTAAACTTAAAGGTATCAGAGATAAACCAATGAAGAACTCTTTGATCTTCCATCCAAGTCTTTGGATGTGACTGTTGTAAAGCTATAGTAACAAAGTTATAGAACTCCCATAGTGTACCTGGTTCAGTACATTTGTAAGTTGGTCTACTCATCTGCTGCTTAATCATACTAGCTTGTTCAGTAGTTAAGATATCATGTTCTGCAAACAACATACCTAACAGCTGTGCTTGTTTTCTTGTATCTAGATTGATCTTTTTCATAGCTTCTTTATCAGAAACTAACTGTGTGTAATACAATTTAGCAAGCTTTACTTGCTCTTCTATTGTTTCTTTGGTCTCTGTATCTGCAGAACCTGTGTGTTTACGGGCCCATGAACCCATATCTCCACAAACTAAACTTGTATTGTTTACTTTATGAATTGCACCAATTCCACATTTAAACCTCATTTGTTTATTATAACTGTTTGACCAAGCAAACATCATAGACAACTCTGGATCATCTCCAAAGTTCAATGTATAAATAGCTGAAGCTATGTTACCATCATGTGTGGCTCTATAGTTTTCACTTGTTATACTAAATCCAGCATCTTGTAATGCTTTAGCTGATAAGTCCATTACAGACTCATGACTTATTACAGTGTATGTACTCGCATAATTTGGTAAAGCAACACCTATCAGGTCTGCTCTACCATAACTTTTTATTTTTCTTGGCATATTAAAATAATTCTAATTGATTTTTAATTGGCTCTAAAGAATGAATTTCTTTCTTGGCCTTTTCAATGTAATAATCATAATTAACATTATATTCTTCAAATGGCTTTTCTATATGATCAATAAATATAGTTTGTAACCATTTACCTGCTTCAACTTGAGAGACTCTTTCATCAAGATAATTAATCTTCATAAGTTTAGAACCATTATTACTAATATAGTATCTAACAGTCTTTTGCAGTTTATCTTTTTTATGTTGTCCTTGTGTTATATATTCTTCCCAATACTCCCAACCTCCATTAGCTTTTTTACCACCACAGAAATCAAAAATATTTGTGTTCTCTTTAATAGAAACTTCAGGTTCTATACCTTTAATAAAGTAATCATATATAGCTTTGCGGATACATAAAAAACTTTTATTCTTATGTAATGGTAAATCATCAAATACAAATCTACCCTTGCACTTAGTTTTAAAATTAGCTCCTTCTGTTTGTGCAATATAATTATTACAATCAGCCAGTATAACCTTTTGATAGGTATCATGTTCTAGCTGAAGATTAGTTATATCTTCCCACTGCTTACATATCTCCATATACTTATCTACATATTTCCTTGGGATTCTAGTCTCAAGGCCATCTGTATTATGCATAAGGGGTACAGCATTTGGGATACCTTCACATATCATTTCATATAACATCATAAGACTCAATTGACCATTAAGAGTTATACGCATTGTAAGTTCAGGATCATATAGGAAACTATTTTCATCATTACTTAGACCATAAGTACTATTCAATACAATCTTGTAAACATAGTTTCTAGGGTCAGATTTAGGTATCTTTTTTCTTTCATTAAAGAACCATTCATACTGATCACAGAAGTCATCTTTAGGAAGATGTCCTGGAGCCCATTTATTTCTAATAGCTAGATTAGGATAGAAACTTGTAACATCACTCGACATTATAACATACTCATCATTAGATGAATATATATCTTTACGTGCACCATGTACACCACCAAGGCCAAAGTGTGTAGTTATTCCTTTATATCTAACTGTATATTTGAAACTACCTTTTAAATCATATGGATTAAGTTCTAGATCTCTAAATTTACTTACCAGTCTCTGAAATGTTGCTGTTTGAAATTTAATATAAGGTAACAAAAGTTCATTAACTATAAGCTTAGACCTATGGGTCCTCATCTTTTTTAAATCATATTTCTTTATTCCTGTTTTTTGACTCAGGAACATTGCAAATAGTTCTTTAGCAATTCTAGGTTCAGACGCACTAAATAAATCTATGTTATATTCTTTAGTAAGTTCTTGTCTCAAAGAGATCTCCTTCTTACTTTTATACATAATTGCTTTAGTAGAAGCAACATCATTAATGCAATAACCTATTATACTATCTATTTGTTTTAGTGTTTTAATTTCAGTACTATGATGTATTGGCATGTCTTGAATGTTTAACCAATCCATACTATACTGAGCCCACTTCAGACTTGTTCTTTTTGCAGCATTATCCCAGTGATTTAATTTAAATACATCAACCTGTTTAATTTGCAAAGTCCATGGAGCAAACACCGCCCATTCACCTTCATTCTGTCTTTGAATAGTATCTTGGGCTTTTCCATATATAAACAAAGCAACTTCTTCTCCTGTCATTTCAAGGAGCTGTTCTTTATTTGCTAATATGTGTTCTGTTACTTGAGCATCAAACCCTATACCATTAAAAGATACATGCCATTCTTCAAGCAAGATATTCCTTTCTAGAAATGTAATAAATTCTAGACAATCATTTCTTTCTTTATGAATAACAAATATCTCACGGTCTTCAGATTTAATATCTTCAAATACAGCTATGAAACAATTAAGTAAAGTTTCATAGTCCATTACCCAATGAGTCCTATTCATTACAGAACTGTAGCTACACTAGGTTTATCAGATACTTTCTTAACATCAAAGAATTTAGAAATATCAAACTTCTTTGCATTAACTGCAAAAAGATCTATAATTTCTGTAATACTCTTCTTATCTTCAATATAGTATTCTTGAAAAGTATCAATTGCTCTTCTTTCTTGTTTTGCTCCTTTCTGACCACTAATAGGTTTACCATAAGGATCTAGCATTGGTAACATATGTAAAGATGTTTTAGTTACTTTACTGATAATTACAAAGACCTTTGTTGATGGGTCAAATATACATTCCACGTAAGGACAGTCAAGTGAGACTGGAATCATTTTAAAAGTTTGTGTTTCTTGCCAGGTTGATTCAACTAGCATCATTGTTTTTTCACTCATGTTAGTTTTTTTATTACAAATTAATTAATTATTTCTTTATTTTCCAACTTTATCTTCTCCATTATCAATGTTTCTTTTTTAAGATTAGGTTTGCTGCATAGCTCACCTACATCTTCTAGAACTTTTACATCTATGTCTAAACATTCTGCATACTCTTCAAAATATTTATTAGGATATAAATAACTTTTCATATAAATATAGTTTGCAGAATTATGATTAAAGAAAGAACATATATCCCCTTTAATATTATTTTGCATTTTACTATATCTACCATTGATAAAATGTTGCCAATCATCTTTTAAATCAGAAAAATCAAAAATAAATAGTTTATTATTAGCATCTATTGATACTATATCATGTAATCTATTATGTTTTAATAAAATTTTATTTTCATATAATTCATATTCTTCTTTTTCTTTAGGGTGATATAAACACACTAACTTCATATCCTCGGTCTTAACAATATCATTCCAAGCAAGATAAGTCTCACTTGGAACAATTTTAGCACCTCTTTTAATTCTAAGGAGCGGATATAAAAACACCTTAGATTTTTGAAAATATTTACTGTAAACTGATTTTATTGCCATATGTTTTTAAAGTTTTAAATTTTCAACTGCTAATTCATAAGGTAATGTATAATCTTTTTCTTTATAATGATATACAACTTGTGGCATAACTTTATCAAAGAATCTTTTCATCCATTCTCCCATTGTTTTTGGTCTAACTTGAAAAGGATATACTTGATTATATTTGTCTACTACAACAAATGTAAATTGTATATTCCATTCTTTTGCATCATCCCTATCAGCAATATACCTATAAAACGCAAGGTTATAATATAAGGCTGCCTGAATCCAATATCTATAATACTCTACAGAATCTGGAAAATCAATTAAAGGTTTGCCAGTTGTTTTTAAATCATTAACAAATAAGATTTTCTTTTCTTCATCTATCACTACATTATCAAGTATACCTTTAAATCCAAATTTAAATTTACCATATAAAAGTTGGTCAATATTAATAGGAATTTCATTGTATACTTTTAAATCAGAATGATCAAGTTGCAAAAGAGCCCTAACAGATTCATTATCTTTAATTGACTCTACACATTCTTTGCAGTAGTTTAAAGTTTCATGATCTAATAAAGTCTTGTCTTGACTTGATTTCAAGAATTCAAAATAACTAATATTATCAGTTGTTAAGATCTTCTTTATTCTTGCCTCATCAGTTTTAAGCTTTTGATGCAAGTTTATTTTCTCTAGTAGGTCTACTATAGCAGCCTCATATTTATCCAAAGTTAATGAATTATCTGAACCCTCCAAATATAATTTGAAAATTTCATCCACAATCATTCTATTATTACCACTTGGAAGCTTACCAGGCACTAGCATAAACTCTTTATCAAAGTCTTCAGGGTTAAGAAGAAGGCAGTGTATGACCCTACCTTTTACAAGATGAGGGTCAACACTATCTTCCTTTTGTTTAAGCACATAATGATTATAAAACATGCTTGGTGAAAACAATAGTTTGTTTATACTACTATAACTAAAGTAGAATTTGTCTTTATAAAATAATTCTAGTTCATCAGAACCAATCAAACTCTTCTTCATTTTTTACTTCTTCTTTTTTTGCTATTAATACTTCTTCTGTAACTTCTTCTTCTGTTTCTAATTCAGCCTCTTCAATTTCAGGATCTTCCTGGGACCCTGTTTCTGCCGTGTCAGGCTCTAAATTTTCAACTTCATCTACAGTATCTTCAACAACATCTTCTTCAGTTATTACATCTTCTGTAGGTAAATCATCTATATAATCAAAGATTTCTTTTTTATAATTTAAATTTACAGATTCAGCAGCTGAACGCTCAAGAACATAAGCTTGTGGAACTATGTATCTAGAGTGACCATTACTTCTAAAATAATCTTTCTGATCTTCAACTATAAAATCTAAAGCAGACTTTGTAAGACAATTGAATCTAATTAGACTTCCAATTACAGTGTCAATATGTTGATTATAACTGCTACCTATACCCATATAATTCTTTAAAGACTTAAAGTTTACATGATTTCTACTTCTAATACAATTAATTTGGTAATCATGATGAAAGAATAACATGTTTAAAAATAACATACTATCTTCATAATTACAATTAGCCATAATTTCCATAGCCATTACATGATTATCTTGATCAGAGCTGTTGAACATATTTCTTAAATTTTGATATGTTTCCAAATCAATTGTAGTTGCTTCACTACCATTAACAACAGCTAGTAATGCACTTTGCTCTATTATACTATGAGTTTTAAATTCCTTATATAAATTTAGGTTATCTTCACTTATAGTTTGAACCCATGCTGAACCACCTATCCAATATTTACTTTTGAACTTATCTTTACTACAACCTAGTTTCTCTAATATTTTATTACTTAATTCCTGAGTATAATTATCTCTTGTTGCATTACCTGCACTTTGAGTATTCCAATCTGTATAGATTACTTCAGGCCATTCTCCTCCAAAAGATTCTTTTAACTCAGTTAATCTGTTTAAATAATAATTATCCATCTCATCTATCTCATTTAATGAATCCACTAAAACTTCAAAGTTTTTACCATTCATTTGATATCTCCAAGATTCTTTAAATAGTTTTTCACCAGCTTTATCACTACCAACAACAACAGTTGCTTTACTTAAATCAGTAGTAGTTCTAATTTTATATTTTACAGATAAGTCTTTAAGTTTTACTCTAGGTACAGTACACCCTTTCATAAAATAGATTTTATCTTTTTGTTTAGGAACCCATTTTGTGCTATCAAAATCAAGACCATGCTTTACTCTTCCATAAGAATTTGAGCTATTTAGTACATACAGTGTATCTACTTCATTTACTGTCCAATAATCAAGTTTAAGATTATTATACTCATCACGAGTTGTTTTTATATCCAATGTAATAAAAGGAATTCTTTTTATATTTTCTTCTTGCATATTTTAAAAATTAAGAGAGGGGCAAAAGACCCCCCTCTACCTATGAATTAATTAGGTTAATGTTTAGTAAAACAGGAAACTGCCTTACCTATAATTTACTTTACAGTCATCTTCACCACCTTTTGATTTAACATTAGTTTTGAGAACTTGGATTTGTTTCCATTAAGGATTTCTTTAACCATGTAATATCTCAAATCATCAGTAAATGAATCACACTCAGTGGTTAACTCAATAATTCTATCAATCATCTTTTGAGGAACTGAACCTTTGTTAGCTGTAACTAGAGCATAGTTAATAATTCTGGTACTAATAATACTAGATATATCCGCTCTGAAATCATCATCACTTCCAATACAACCGCTCAAAGAACCTTTGACATAAGCCCAATCATCATTTGTAAGAATCTGCTCAGGGCTAATAATCTTGTCTAGTTTATTATTAATAAACATAGCAAATAATGCAGAAGGTTCTGCACCAATTGACCCATCACCAATCATATTGATCAGTGGCAACTCATCTTCAAACTTCTCAATAGAGCTAATAGAGTTAAAGAAAGTAGTAATACTTCTTGGATTAACTTTCTGAGTTACTGTCTCAGGATTCATCAATAAGAAATTAATACATCTGCCATCAATACCAACAGCTTCTGCCCACTTTGCCCATACATTAGAATCAAACTTTACTTCAGTAGAAATAAATCTAGTTCTCTGAGCATCATCAAGACTAGTAACTTGATAGTCACCATTATCTGGATTAGTAGTTAGAATCACATGCCAGTTCTTTGGAAGACTCCAAGAAATATATTCTTGTCTATCAATTAACTCCATAGTAGCTTGCATAAATCTGTGGTCAGCTCTAGTATAATCATCAAGGACCAAGAAGCCACCTTCTGATTTACCTTGAATCCACTCAGGTGCAGCATGAGACATCCTCTTGTCTACAACCTTGTAACCTTTCTTCATTGCAGCATCCATCTGACTTTCATTAATCCAAGTAGTCTGCCCATCTTTATTAGCAATCTTGAATTCTTTTACAGGAAACCCAACAAGGTCACCTAATTCTTCTATCTGAGATAGATTAATCTTTACAACTTCCATATCCAACTCTTTACCAAGTTGAATAATAGCGGATGTTTTACCAAGGCCCGCATCACCTTCAATATTTACAGCAACAGGTACTTTACCTTCATTTTGAATGTGCTGATTGTTTTTCACCATGTGTTTTAAGAAATCTTTTAACTCATCTACATTAAGTTGTGTGCTTTTACTCATTTTTTTAATTTTTAAAGTTCTAATCTAATTTGTTTTCCTGGTAAGCTATCATTAAACTCAGATCTCTCTGATAATACCCATAGAACTGGTTTCCTGGGTTTCATATCCGTATAAGCTTCTCCATCTGTAAAATAGATTAAGCTTGTAAACTGTCTGTTTTGTTCAAAATATTCTAGAACAGGTTCAAAATAAGTACCTCCTCTACCTGACACCTCTAATTCAAATTTTCCATCATACTTTTTGATAGATTGAATCTTAGTATCACATTGTACAATTGTAATATCAACACCTGCTTTATACAAGTGATGTATTTCATTCATAAATTCTTTCAATTCATTATCACAAACAGAACCTGAAGTATCAATACCAACAAGCATGTTTTGTCTCATCTTTATCTTAAGGCCAGGATTGTCAGAGTACCTTTTGTTCTCTTTCCTTCTTAGCTTTCTAGTAAAGATTTTTGTAGATATACCTGTAAATCTTTTAATATAATTTTTCCAATTAAATTTAGGTGGTATAACTTCATCTAGTTTAATTATACCATCAATCTCTCCTGGGACATACCCTCTCTTCTTAATTGTTTGTTCTTTTGCATCTTGAAGAACTCTTTGAATTTGTTTTTCAATAAGTTTCTTTTCAGCATCAGGCATATTCTCAAACTCCTCCCACTGATGATCAGGTATATTAACATCTTTAACATTACCATTTTCATCTAGAGTAACTGTCATCTGACCACCTTCCATACCATCAAGAAGTTTATCCATATTCTTATCTCCAGAACTACCTTGTTGTTTCTTTTTATCTTGGGCTTGTTTAAGTTGATCATAATAATATCTAGAACCAGCTCTCCTATCTAGATTAAGATCATCATAATCATCTATATCTATACCACCTTCAGGCAGCCAGTGCCCATCTATATATTGATTAATCTCCATATCCATTGCAATATTGGCCAACTTCTTGTCACTAAACATAGTAAAGGTTGTAAGATGTTGAAATGCAATGTGAAGCAATTCATGCTTTAATAATCCTAGCTTGTGTAAATCAGAAAGGTTATTCCAAAATTTCTCACTAATAGTGAGTTGAAAATTAATTCCATTCTTGCATACTCCTGCAGTTCCCACTGCATCATTCCATGTTTTATGTAACATTAATAAAAAGAAACCATAATAGGGTTCCTTTAACATCAAGTCTTTTGATGTTTTACTTAGTGAATCTTGTCTATTCATTGTATTATATTTACTTGGATGTCTTTAAATTTAAAATCAAGAGCTTTAAAGGTTCTCTTATTTTCCTTAATCATTTCTTCAATAATTAATTCTACTATCCATGGTTTTTTGCTACGAGTTATGTGACCTAACCATTTATTTTTATACTTTAAATTTAATTTAGGATGTCTTATTTCACTTGTTTTATTGCGAAATAAACTTCCAAATTTAGAGCTTACCTCACTCCACTCTTCAATAGTAGGTTTACCATATAACCATAAAAACAATATTTCATGCTCATAGTCAATATCTATAGTATTAGGGTCACCTAAATTTACAATTGCTTGCATAGCCATATAGTGATTATCTTTATCACTTGACTGCAACATAGTTAGTAAGTTCTTTAAAACTTCTTTATTCATATTTTTCCTTTATAAAATCTTCCTAATATATTTCCATTCAAATACTTATCATTTTCTAAAACTTCATTTTGAAATTGATACTTAGTTTCATAATAAGTAAGTTCTGCTTTTGAAAAACAAATCTTAAGTATTAATCTATCTACATAAATACCATCTTTATGTGCTTGTTTTATTTCTTTATTGCTACTGAAATAGTTTTTATAAGAAAGTTTTTTAACTCTTTCATATTTCTTTTTTCTTTTATCAGTTATTTTAGCTAATTGTTTTTTACCAAACTTCTTTTTTCTATCTGAATAAAAATTCTTTTTGCCTATATATAAATACTCTTTCCCATCTCTTGTAAATCTCATTCTATAAACAAAACCTACGGCCCCTTCTGGTATAATTTCATCTTCAAAAGGTATACGTTCTAAATCTCCATCAGACTTTATCCACCATCTTTCCATAGATTGTTTTATTCTAGTTTTTAAATTAGCTTTCATATTAACTTTTTTAATAGAGGTAGTAAAACCTCTCTAGTTTTAGTAAGACCATGAACTTTAATGGAATCAGATAAATCTTTTTCCATATCTAGAATTACATAATCAAAATCATATTTTTCTTTATATCTTTTCATAGATTTAATACCTGGCTCATCATTATCAAAAAGAACAAATATTTTTTCATACTTAGGTATTATATTCTTAAGCATGCTTTCTGGTATCAAAGTATTTTCACTATCAGGTGCAATTGACTCTGCATCAGTTAACTTAAGTCTATTAAAGGCCATTAAGTCTTTTAATGAAGATGTAATAACAAGATATTTTTTATCATACTTTAATTGATCAGATCCTTGAATATAATTTTTAACTTTAATAAATTTCTTTTCTGAAACTTTAGGTTGGTAAACTTTATACAATGACCCATCATCTTTAAAGTAACCATACAGACTAAGACCTTTAATAGTAATTGAACTTTCCTTACCATCATTATCTTCTTTAGTCATTACATAGTATTGCAATGGGGCCACATTATACTTCTCCAATAATCTAGAACCAATATTAAATTTAGTCCAATATTTTTGATCAATTGTAGTCCAGTGTCTTATTTCATAATCAGTTACTTTATATCTGCTATGTGATTTATACTGTTGAATTGGATTGTGATCATTGTTTAAAACATATTCATTATAATCTTGAATAAGTTTCATAGCAGCTTGACCACGGGTATTTAAATTACAGAACACTTTTACAAGTTCAACTGAATCACCTTGTAAACCAGAAGAAAAGTCTTTGAATTTATATTTATCTTTAGCAACATCAAAGTAAATACACATAGAAGGAATTTTCTCTTTAGTATTTACTATAGATTTTATTTTTACATCTTGACCATTTAATTGATCAGCCAATCCTAAATAATATTCAAATGGCCAACCTTTAGGTATTTCTCTTAAATCAGAAATTAAGTTTTTTGTTGAAATCATAAAAGTTAGTTTAGAAAATAAAGGGGAAACTAAAAAATTTCCCCTTTTATATTATTAATTATTACTAGTCTAGATTAAAATCAGAACTAGTTTTCATTGGTATAGATAAATCATCATCATCTCCAAAAGATTCAACTGGCTTGTTCTCAATCTTTCTTAAATGTTTAGATTCATCATATATTAAAACTGCATCAGGATTAGATCCGTAAGCATATTTTCTATTTTGTGCTTTTGCAAACCAACAGTCATATGCAATATAACCTGATTTGTTTTCATATTCTTTACCTGCAAGACAAGTATGTAGATATTTATCTTGATAAGGTGCAGTATCATTAAATGCTTTTACAAAGTCTTCAATTGTTTCATGCTGATTGTCTTGTTCAGCAAACCAATCTGTAATCCCAAGAGCATTAGATAAATTTTTCAAGAACATTAAAATAGATCTATCTCTTTGAATTTTAATTCCTGATTTAGTTTCTCCATCAGCAAATGCATACTGACTACCTTTTACTCTTCCTATTTGTCCTTCATATCTACCTTTAGATTCATCTTCTCTATCTTTCAAAAATCCTTCAAACCCGTCAATAGGTTTAGTTTCCATTTCTAATATAAGATGATAAGCTCCTTCAATAAATCTAAACTCTTCTAATCTTATACTGTTAATTTTTAATTCATGATTTCCTGGAGCAATTGTTTTAGGCATTCCACCCCCGTTACCTTCTGTAGTCAAATCTGTTGTACTTAAAGCCATTTGATTTTTTTTTAAAATTAATAATTGATTTATTTGTATATTTTATTCCAGTGAGTTTTTATCTCACCCTTTTCATTCATTTCAGAAATTACTATCTCTTCATTTCTTAAGTGGTCTGGTCTAGCACCACATGTAACACCATCATTATTCTTAAAATTAACAATAGTTTTGTCACCTTTTCTATACATATAACCTATAGCATCTGCATTTGCACATATTAAAGATTTAATTTTACCTGTAAGGTCAATATTGGCAGCCATAACCATTTCTCCCTTATCATCTACAACTTTATCTTTTATGTGTCCAGACAAAATAATATGAGGTGCTAATGTATCAATAAAATCCAAAACTTGAAAAAATGCCTGACGAATATATAAATATCCAGCACCATTTGCAAGAGTTGTTACATTATTACCATCATAATTTTTACCCATAGGTGTTTTTTTATACAATTTTACAGCCAATGGCATAACCATTTCTTCTAATGCTGTTACTGTATCAATAGTTACATAATCATAAGGCTTATCTGCATCTTTTATGGCCTTACCTGTATCAAGAAGTTCTTGTAAGTTATCAATTTTAACTTTCAATGCTTCTACATACTCACTACCATTTTCAAGATCCAATATAAGATTGTTCTTTAATCCTGCATATGCAGTTGTTTTACCTGTCTTAGGTTTACTATAGATAATTAATCTTTTTGGATTAACTCTTTCTATTTTTACCTTTTTTGTTGGAAGTACTATACTCATTTTATTTTCTTTTCTATTTTTTCTAATACAGTTGCAATTCTATCTAAAGCATTTAACCATTCAGGAAAGTTTTTTATTTCTTCTTCAGGTTTAACTTTTTCTTTTTTCTTTAATCCTACATCTAAATACTCTTTAGCAAAATTTGGAAAATCTGCTTCTTGAGTCTCTATTTGTGGATTTTTTAGTTGTTCTTGATACTTATTATAAGGTATTTCCTTACCATCTTTTGTAACAGCTACTAATTCTTCAATAGGTACAACATATACTTCATAATCATTACCAGACTTACTAGTCTTTTGTTCTAAAGGATATTCTTCTTTATAAAAAGGATTATGCTTTAGTTTATACAATGTGTGTGTAGGATCTTCTGATACTCCTTGAAAATCACTAAGCTCTGTATAAATATCTTTTCCATACTTTAATTCATTAGGAAAAAATTGCATTTTAAGTTCTTCACCTGGAGGAGCCCATGCAGACTTAGCAATAAAATAAGGATCAATGATACCTAACTTTTTAAATGTAGGCAAGTGTGTTGCCATGAGAATTTTAGTGTTCTCTTGTCTTGTACTCATATTTTTATTTTACTTGATGATGTGTTATTTGGTGTATTCATTTCTACTATTCTTATAGTATCTCTATCTAACTTAAAGAAACTCATTCTAGTATCTCCATTTCTACATTTTAAGAAATGAAATACAAGAGTTTCTGGATCAATAATTTGAAATCTTTCAGGGCCATAATATCTAATCTTTCTAGCAGCAGGTTTATTAATACCTAATACTATATCAGCATGTTGTAATAATGCATCTGCACCAAACAAATCAGAATCAAGTACATAGTTTCCATATGTACCTTCTACAGCTCTTTTAGGGTCATCAATATTTCTATTAAGTTGACTTAAAATTACAAAAGATAAAGGATAAGTTCTTTTCATATATGTAAGTGCCTCACCTAGATTATATAACATTTCAAATCTATCTTTCTCATGCTTATCTCTTTTAAATAAAGCTGAGTGATCTACTGTTACTAAAAGTTTAGGATATATTTTAGATCCATTAACCTCTTTAACATTTTGTCTAAAATGATAATCTATACTTGCACAAAATTCATTAACAGTACATGGTCTATAAACAGAATATACTCTGTTGTTTTTATTTAATGTACTTGTATATTGTCTACATTTATTATAAATATCTTCTGCAAGAGGTTCATACTTACTATGAAGAATGCCATAATCTTTTTGAGTTATAGCTGAAAATGCTCTCATACCAAGAGTTTTTTCAGGCATCTCAAATTGAAATTGTAAAACCTGAAAGTCTTGATCTTTATTAAGAGCAATAACTTCTGTAACGAGCTGCTCCATAAACAAAGTTTTACCAACACCAGGTCTAGCCCCAACTACAGTAAGAGTATTCCACTCTAAACCATTTAGTGTAGCATCATTAAACTTTGGCCAAGCAGTTTTAAGACTTTTAATTCTACCGTCCATTCTCCCTCTCATTTCTAAGAGAGCTTTTTCATAAGCACGCACTTTGCTAATAGCCTTTAAAGGCTTTGCATTGTTGAACTGTTCCAAATTATACTATTTTTTCTCTGAAAATATCTTCTTCATTAGAACCACCTTCAATTAACATGTCGCAGTAGGTAGCTAAATCAGACTCAAAAGATTTATCTGTATTTTGTTTTCTAATAAAGTATTGTGATGTTCTCATATATTCATAATTTTTCAATCTATATTCTTCAACATATTTAGATGTTGCTTCTAATATTACTTTCCAATCATAATCATAAGTATCAAAAAACCATCTAAAACCTGCTTCCAAATTTTTAAGATTTGTTCTTGCATACTTACCACTTCCTAGTTTTTTAACAGGAAATATTGAGTTATATTTTTTAATGTATATATCAAAATTATTTCCCATTAAATCTTTAGAAGTTTTCTTTTTACTCTTTCTAAAATAAGAATTTAATTCTTCCATAAATATAATACTTTTTCCTGAAAGAGACAAGTCTTCTTTTAGCCAGTCATCAGCTTGTAATTTACTGATTTCCAGGCTATCATTAACTAATTTTTGTACAGATATTTTATTCTTTATACAATGTAATACATATAAAGAATTGGGAGTAATTTTTGCTTTTATAAGCATATTAAATATTTCATTCATACTACCAAATTACTGAAAAATTATAATTATCCTTTAAAATTTTACTTATTTCATTAAATATATCTTTACAATCCCAATTTTGCCCTTTGTTATATACAGCACTAGCAGGATGACTTACAAAAAACTTATAATTCATATCATTTACTGCATCACTCCATTCATGAGCTTGTTTACCCATATATACAAAGACCATCCCTGTATGTGCAAAAGTTAAATGATCAAATAAATAAGCTAAGAAAGGTTTCCATATTGTATAATGTTGCCCCACTTTACCTACAGTAGTTGTAAGTGCAGTATTTAAAAGTAACATACCTTGATTAGCCCATCTTGTAAGATCTGGATCATGTGACTGACCTACGCCATCATATACAGTTCTATTTACTTCATTTAAAATAAATCTTAAGCTAGGTTGTTGTTCCATTGTATTACTACAACTAAATGCAATACCATCTGCTACCCCTAATTTAGGATAAGGATCTTGTCCAACTACAATTATTTTAAGTTCATTATAAGGGCATTCTTCAAATGCTCTAAAAAGCTGACTTAATTTAGGAGTAAATCTTTTACCATCTTTTGATAATCTAATAAGTTGTTTAATAATATTATCAAAATCAGAACTAAATATAAAAGATTTAAGAGGCTTTGCCCATCCTGATGGTTCTAATTTTTTAAATAATTTTTGTTTAATATCTTCAATGTCTATAGTTTTTGTCATAATTTTATTATATTTGATAAAAATAAATTAAATGGATACTAAAAAAGTCAAAGAAATAAAAGATGATGCAATATTAAGCATCAAAGTTAATAAATCTTACTACACAATGGCTAAAGCTGCTGTATTTGTAGTATTTAAAGATTTATATGACTTATCTGGAGATCCTGAAAAATTTGTACAAGCAATTGTTACAAAAGAATATAAGGATATGACAGATAAAGAAAGACTTTTTTATACTTTAACTTTATTAATAGGTGAAATAGAAAAACAAGCACTTGAAAATGATGCTTTTGTTGAAAAAGATATAGATTTAGCTACTCTTAAAGAAGAATTGAATAAAAAAGCTAATGAAGATTAACATTATAAAATTCACCTATCTCTATACAAGCTTGAATAGCCATACTTAATTCACCTTTATCACAATCAGCAAAAGATTTATAGTTATTATCTATAAATAATCCTGCTTTATCTTTTACTAGCTTTTTCATATCATCAAAGCTATAGCCACTTTCCTTGGCTAATTCACGTATACATTTATGCACTTTTGATATCTGTGCACCGCTTCCATTAGACTCAGAGATAGATAAAAATATATCTACCTCTTGTCCCTCAGAAAGTTTTTCAGTAAATAATTTAAAAGCAAGCTTATCCATTTTCTTTGGATACACCAACTTCCCGTCTTGCATTTTTAATTTTGCTGAAAACATCTATTAATTGTTTTACTAGTTCATATTCCCAAATTTCACAATCAGGCTCTGACATATATACAGCCCACTCACCATCTGTTCCAACTTCATCACTGGCTGATGTATATAATACTAAACCTTTCATTAATTCTACTTGGTAATAGTAATAGTCATAACCATTTTGACTCTCATCATCATTAACATCAGTTTTCTCAAAACCTAATGTAAGTATATCATTTTCACTCATTCTTTTCTAATTTTTGTACATTGTTCCACAAAGATACATTTACAATTTTAGTATCATAATCACGCACTGCATCAGCATACAGGTCTAATCTTTTAGGATTAAAAAGATCTAACTTTTTAATCCTTTCTTTTCTAAAAAAGTTAATTACCTGAGATGCTACAAATAAATTTTCTTTATCTGGAGATCTTAATAAACTGATACAATTATCAACTTGATCTTGTTCCATAATATTAAGATATAATAGTAAATGTAATTCTGCTAAGAATATAAAAGGTTTAAATGTACCTTTTTTTGTTCCATCAATATACATAAACCATAAATAGTTTGTACCAGAATTTGATGACATTTCAAAATGTTCTAGACAAATCTCTTTTGCTAAACTTGCTACTCTTCTTTCCATGATAATACTGCATTTCTAACATGCTTACCTAAGTCAGCATCATTTGGATATTGATTAACAAAATGTATTACTAAAGCAGTAATATTAGGCATAGCAACTAATTTATTATCTACGCTATATATATTTGTATTGGTGTTACTATCTACACCTTTTACCTGTCTTAACTTATTTAATTCTTCTTTACTCATCTTTGTTTTGGTTCAAAAACTTTAATACATTATCTCTAATTTCATTCTGAATATTTGAAGGCAGTTGTGAAACTAGCCATTCTATTTCATCTACTGGATTATTACACTCTTGTAATAACCAATTAGCATACTGATTTAATTCTTCTTTACTCATCTTCCCACATTTTATCTAATTTTTTAGTAACTTTTTTATCTCCAAATGCATCTGCAATAAGTGCAAGTGATATTAAGCTACAAGCTATCAATGCTAATAAAAATAACATACCTAAAACTAAATGTCCAAGAAAACTACCTATTGTTTCTCTTTCTAAAATATACAATACTCCTTTACCAATTGCGTATATAATTGCAATATTAACTACACCCCAAGTAAGGTAACAAAAACCTAATATTAAATTCTTAATGTTTTTCATATTCTTTCATATTATCAAAGTCTCTAGTAATTGTTACTTGAACTTTGTATTTTTTATCTGTAAATGGATCTTTCCATATTTCACAATCTTTATCTTCTTTTGACCAGTCTTCAAAGACTATCCTATCTAAAATTTCTTTCTTAAGTTTTTCTCTATAATGTCCGAATATTTGATTTTCAATTGCCATTTTCTGTGGTTTTAATTTGTTTATTAATTGATTTATACTTTTTCCAGTATGCCTCATTATAATAACAAAGATAGTCTTTTTCTACTTCAAGATCTTTCTTAGTAATTATAATAGGTAATTTATATATTTCTGCATCTTTTTTGAATTTCATATTATGCCTTTGATTATAAATTTCTTGTTCAGACTCACTTAATGTTTCATAAATATATAATTTACTAGATAACATTTCTTTTTCATCAGAATAATAAGCTTCTCTTTTACTACCCAATCTACTCCTAATAGGAGACATTCTATCTGCCCAAGTTCTTCCTGTTTCTTGTTTTACTTTCAAATTTATTTTTACATTTAAAAAATCTACTACATTTACGCTTAAAATAATATATAAGGGGTGCAAATATAGGAATAGATAAAAATGCAGTCCATATATTTGGATGCCAGTGTTCTCCACAAATTCCAAAGATATGTCTAAAAAACTCACTCATTTGCTAATGCTGATCCTAAGATTTGATTTTCTTCCTCACATAAATCTAATGCTTCATTTAATAATAAAATAGTACTATCTTGTTTTTTTATTATACTGATATAATTACTATTATCTTCTTTTTTACTACAACCAAATAAGAATAAACTAATTAATATAATTTTTTTCATTTTTTTGAATTTTTATAATCTAAAATAAAACCAATAAGAACAATTACATTCATTCCAACTGATGCTAATATCTCATGCATATCTTCATAAATATTAGTTGATAGATGTACATGCCCTATAATCCAAAATGGAATAGCCAAATTTTGACTTATCCAAATTAATGTAAAGTTAACGAGATTTTTCATTTTTTAAGTCACTGATTAATATTCTAATACTTGCAAGAAGTATTAATTGCTTTTTAATATCTCCACCATTTCTAATTTCTTTTTCTAATTTTCTTAATAAGTCAAATATTGCTTGCATAATTTTAAGTATATATATAATACACTACTAGTGTACTCTGAGTACACCAGAAGTATATTTGCGATTTTAGAAGATATACCTAATTGTATCTAAATTAAAGTACTGTGAGTAAAGTTCTTTAAACTCCTCAAGTAACCTTGTTTTATGTTTTAAAGGATATCTCATGACACCTGATTTATTTTTAACTTCATAACTCAGGCTCATTAATTCTCTAGCTTCTGCAGAGGACCGTGCCATTTGATTAGCATGATTAGTTAATGCAATTACCTCACATTTATTTACTCCTGCTATATCTTTTACCATCTTAAACAACTCATTATAGTCTTGTTTCCATTTTTTATAAAAAACAAGAGGACTATAATTAACATGTACTTCCCAACCAAGGTCTTTAAGTCTATTAATCTCAGGTATTCTCTTTGCAACCTTCTGCATCTTAGGTTCTAACACATCTGCAAACCTCTGAGGCATTAAACTAACTCTTACCCTTGGTTTTTTGTTGAACTTTGTAACATCAAGTTTCAACAAACTAGGATACTTAGTTGCCATAGTACTATTAAGCTGTGGATGATTATCATATCTTTTAAGATAATCTATTAAAGGTTCAGGTAAATGTTTTTGCATTAATACTAAATCAGTATTACACGCAATATCTACCATAGTATATACAGGATCCTGTTGATCAGGTACTTTAGTAAAACCTTTTTCCCATTGTACAACAGAATTAAATATATCATCTACATTCTGATTTACAAATACTCTCTTACCATTATATCTGGACATATAACAATAGGTATCTACACAACCACCAAAACATCCGTATAATAAATTTGGAGCTATGCAGTTAGCACTATTGTTATTGTCCTTGGTAACTAAAGTTTTTGTTTTTTGAATTTTAATTGCCCCACTCATTGTTTATATAAACTTTATTAGAATGGATCTTTTTCTTCTTTCTGTTTCTCAGCTTCTTTTGCAGCTGCAATGAGCTTAAGTTCATCTTCTGTGTAAGTACTTCTTTCCTTTTTGAGATAATCTTCATATTTTTCCCAATTATAAATTTCTATTTCTTTCATTTTCCTAACATCACCTGCAGTAATATCTCCAGGTAGTTGACCATCATTGGCATTACAAATTTCTATAAATATTTCTTTCATTCTTCCCATAATAACATCTCTGTTAAATTAGTACCTGAAATGTTTAATCCTATTTCCATTAATTTTTTTACTGCTTCACCTTTAGTTATTTCATTATTATCTGCATAATCTATAATTCTACAAAGTTCTTTATTTGTAAAAGTCATTGTTACAGTTTTATCTTTAAACCTAATAGGTTTTGTCTTAGGTATCCTAAAAGGAAACTTTTCATATACCTCTGCAATATTTTGTATAAATGTTTGATCATTTAAATTTATTAATACAGTAGGTTGTTTTTTTGCATAATTTACTGTACTTCTGTCAATTGCAAATTTAGTTAAACTAAAAATATCAGCAATCATTTCTTCTGAGTAATTAAATCTATAATACAAGATGCATATTAAGTAATTTCTTTTATCAACATAACTTCTTTTTCTAGTCTTGTACTTTGGAAAAATATTTTTAATTTCTTTTAAAATATCTTTTGCTGTGTAATTTTCCATAATTTTAAATAAAAATGGGCCATAAAAGTCCTTTAAAAAGTGCTTCAAAAGGCCCTATAAATAACGTGTACATAAATCCATGTACTTGTGCAATCAAATACCAAAAGTATATTATCATACATTGAGATACAATAAAATATATCACAAGCAAATACATGCTTAATTCAAAAATTTTTTCACCCATAAATAGTTTATTAATTTAATCTAACTTAGATAAATCTGCATCTGTTGCATAGATGTCCATCTTTTTTATTTCTTTTTTGATGGTTTCTTTCATAGTTTTAAGTCTAACCTCAGCGTCTTCAGGAATAAGTAAAAATCTTTCAATTGAAAAATATTTATATGGAGCTGAAGCTGAAGTTAATGTAACTTCTTCTAATTCAATTCCTAATCTACCATTTTGAAGTGCCATTTCTGCTATTCCGATAATAGTATAAACCATACCTTCTTCAATCCACTCATATTCTGAAATACCTTCTGGTTTATTACTACTATCTATACAAATTGCTTTCATAATGTTCAAGACTTACTTCTAAGTTTATATGATCAAGTGTTTCTAAAATCTCATACATTTTATCAAAAGATCCTGATGCAATATCTACCTTACCTTTTTGATGTGCAATAACAGCACATTGTTCTGCTTGAATAGGAGTATGATTACATACTGCTACCAAGCCCGCAATAACATATTGAAAACTCAATGTGTCATTATTATACAAAGTAACCTTATGTGTTTTAGATTCACTCATACAATAATATACTAAATTTTAATGAGAATCTGGGCTCTAACCCAGATTAACATTATAGTTTTTCCACTCTATTTTACTTTGATCTAAAGTTTCTAAAGCTGATTTTACCCACTTTTCATCTACTGTATTTACATAACATAATATATGTACTACAGCTTTTTCATCTGGATTAAGCCTCAGTAACCTTCCTATCCTCTGTTGTGCTTTTCTTTCATTACCATATGCATGCATAATAATTCCTTGTCTTAATTCTGGAATATTTACACCTTCATTTAATTGCATTACAGAAGATAATTTATTAATTAAGCCATCTTTAAACATTTCAAGATTAGATTCTGATTCTGAATTGTTACTGTGATAACTATGCTCACATAACCTATCAGCTTGGTCTTGTGTATTAGCAAATAATATACACTTTGTATTTATACTATTAAATAACAACTTAGCATAATGTTCTTTACTTGGATATTCCATCATAGCTTTCATTCTCATAACTCTAAGAATATGCATATTACCTGATCCAAAATCAATTCTATTACACCAGTATGCATAGTTCTTTTGTTCTGAAGTTCTAAAACTTTTATTCTTCATTTCTACTAAATAATTATTCTTTGTGCTTAATTCAAGCTCATGTACAATTATCTGATAATCATTAAGAATATTATTTTCTACTGCACTATCAGTAACAAACTCATATACCATAGGACAAAACTCATTAACAAGCTTTCCTTTTACAGAATATGAATGCTTTGGTGGTGTACCTGTAAGACCGAGTATTTTACCATTAAATTCATCAAGAAAATTCCTATGATTTTCTAATAAACTATGACATTCATCTAAATATACAATATCAAAATCTTTTGGATCTTGTTTATTAATACTAAGATAAGTTGTAAATTTAACATTAGTTAATAGCTTATCTTTTTCAAATTTTTGTGCTTCTGTTCTCCAAGAATCAAATATTGATATCTTAGGTGCAACTACAAGTACATTAAGTAATGGAGAATAATGATTCTCTAAATGATTTAATGCAACAAGCGTCTTACCAACACCTGTTGCTAATGCTAAACCACATCTTTCTTTACCTAAAGTTGCTTTTAGAGCTTCAGCTTGTACTTTATCTCTATCCATACTTTATCTTATATTTTTCCTCTAAATAATTTATAACTCTATACCATAAAGGTTTTGCAGTTTCTTGAGCAAGAGCTTTTGCTGTAATAATAGCAGCATATAAAGCTTCTTTACCTTCTAATCTAACTCCAATAATGTGTGGATTCTCATATTGTCTATGATTATCATATAACATATCACCTTTTGCTCTTACTAAAACTGTAGATGGCTCCTCTATTTTTTGATTTTCATTTATCATAAAACTATTTTAAATAATTCATAACTCTTGATTCCTCTGGATGATCATGTATCCAATTATGACAATTCCTACATACAGGTAACCAAGTACTTTGTATTAAATAATAAGTATCACGGTTACTACCTGCATAAGTATGATGAATATCAGTAGCCTGTTGACTACATCCATTCACTTTAACTTTACATAAAGAATGTTCATTAAGATATCTTTCTCTTAATTTAAGATACTCAGCATCCTTCTTTTTTCTTTTAGAAGACACATGAGGGATAGATACGTTTGGTTTCTGTGGCTTATTCAAATTGCTTTTGCGGCAACTCCAGCAATACTTACAATATCTATTACCCTCATGATTCTTCCATATGACAGTCATCTTTTGACAACCATCACATTGTTTTAGTTTTGGTTTAATCATAATCACTCTCTGGCATTGGTACTCCTTTATTAACATAGTACCGAATTAACTTAAGTTTATCAACTTTATATCTAGGTCTTTTTACTCCTAAAGCATCAATTTTATACCAATACTTTTCTGTTCTTAAAACTCTCCAATCTTCTAAATCAAAGTTTTTAGTTAAATCAAAAAACTCTTGATCAACTTCTGACATTTCTTTATTCTGCAACATTACTTTTCAATCTTGGTAGTTCATTAGGATTTCTATTTAAACTTAAAAAGTTTTTAGGTAAAATTCCCTCATCAATAAAGATACTAATAATTTGATCTTTATCAATATTTAAATCTTTAAAATTTAAAGTATTTTTAAACTTATAGTCTGTCTCTGTGTTACTTAACATAAATTTTGTAAACAAAGTATCAGGAAACCATTTAGAAAATAAATTATTAGTAATAGAAATTACTTTTCTTTGTTTAGCTTCATTAAGAACACGTTGTGCTCTCCTGTGAACATTACTAATTCTAAATCTTTTCTTTTTACAAGTTTTTTCAAACTCTTCTTTACTTAAAGATTTAATACCATACAATGCTCTTTTGTATAAATAGTTTTGATATTGAGAATATTTATCTATCTCATACTTTGTATAAGTATTTTTCTTATACAACTGATACTCTTCTAATTTACCAGAGTATTCAAATTTGTGTTTTTTAGCCGAATTCATATGCAACTTTTTTTTAAATAATTCATAAATAAACAAGAAAAGGGGCCATTTCTGACCCCTTATTCTTTAACTAATTGTAATTTTAATAAAGATTAGTCAATACTAAATTCTTCATTTGGTTTTACTGCAGTACTAGCCTTCTGTGCATTATATGCAGCACGTAACTCTTCAACATTATCATGTTGTACAAGTATATCAGTTTTAGAACCTGTTGGATCATAAACTGTTTTACGATAAATAGGAGATCCACCTTGTGTACACACAATTCCTGTTTCTCCTGCTTTCTTTAGATCATTTTCTGGATATTTTGTGTTAAATGGTTCCATTGATTCTTTAATTTGAATATTACCCTCTAACTCTTTACCCGCAAAATATTCCTCATCTTGTAAATCTTCTACTAAACCTTGTATTAAAGTAGAAATAGTTCTTGGTTTTAAAAATCCATTATCATCAATAAATGGTCTTTTTTGTTCTACTCTAACATAACCATACTCTGGGTTGTTTTCTGAAACATTAACAACTGCACCTGTAGTAGCATTAGCTACAACTTTAACTTTTCTTGAACTCATGTTCTTAAATTTTAATAAATAAATAAATAAATTGATTGTTGAGTAAATAAATACTATGCTTGCACATTACTCAAATGCAAACAAGTAGGCTTAAAATAAGCTTATACATTAAGATAAATCTGAAATATTTATATCTAAGTTTGGAAAATCTTCATCATCTAAATTATCCAAAAATTCTCTTGGTTCTGTTTCTTCTGGTTTCTTCTTAGTATCAACCGCTGAACCACTAAAAGGATTTGTAATTACATCACCATAGTCACATGCTATAAGGTATTGAATATCTTCATCAGTTAGGGATAAGTACTCATCTATTGATAAATAGACCACTTTGCCATTTGGTAACTGATAATTCATTATACTAATTACGCAATAAATTTTGAAAGGTTAGCTATTAAACTATAAAAATTTATCATTATATAGCTAACAAGGGAAAAATAGTTTTAAAATTCTCCCCTTGTTATTTGCTACAAGCATATATTCGACTAAAATATAATATTAAAAGGGCAATGAAAGGTTTTCTGCTTGGGTAATTTAAACCTCCGAATTTCACGGTGTACAATCACTGCCCTAATTCATTATGATGTTACATCATCAAATCCCATACTACAAGATGCATACAAATCTTCTCCATACTTAAATTCTATAGTATATGGGAAATACTCTGTATAACCTCTAAATGTTTTTATCTTACAAATAACCATATCATCACTTATCAAATCATTTTTAACAAGTTCTTCATGTATCTTATCAGCATCTGAAAGACCCATTTTAAGTCTTTCCCATGAGCATTTAACTACATCTCCATCATAAAACGCTTCTGGTAAACCATTACCTAGCATAATTTGTACAAATAAATTAGATGCTTCTACATTTTTTAATAAAAGTTCTGTAACTAAATCTGCAAAATCATTTGATTTATCAATAGGTTGGGTCTCTTTACAGATTGTCTCAACCATCTTAGCTATATCTTCTTCTGTAAGATTAATACTTACTTTTTTTAAATTCATAGTTTTGTTTTTATGAGTATAAGGCTGGAGACATTACATCTCCAACCTTAACTCTTCTTCACTTAAAAAAGTCTTTAAAATAAACTAATAGTATTCCACATATACCTACAATAACAAATATCATAAGTGATATAGATGCGTGATATGAAAATCTTTCTAAATGATATTTACTTTTTGATGACTCTAACTTACCATGAATCCACTTTTTAGATTCAGGGCAAGTAAGTCTTTGATGTAAATCTTCATAAGATTTCACATCTTTAGCTGCTTGCTTCATCTTCTGATAATATCCCATTTTCTATATTATTGTGTCCATATGCATCGCAATGAACTGATTTACACCCAACTAATAGTACTGCAATTAAAGTGGCTGCAGTAAACCACACAACTGGTATTAATAATTCTTTTTTCATAATTTTATAAATCATCAGCGTTAAACATACCAAATTGTCCATGCATCATTTTTTGATGTAACATAAGCAATTCAGCTCTTATTGAATCTATAGTACTTACAGTTAATCTGCAATCATACTTTTCTTCAAAGCCTTCTTCATTTAATTCTTCATTATGTACAGCTAAATGTAAATGCTGTATCTCTTCAATCATAGGGTTAATCATAATATTAATCATAATTTTTAATTTAAATAGATTTAATAATTGTTTTTAATAGTTTTAATTCTAATATCTGTTCCGACATCTGCTCTTTTATAAGCTAAGTCAATATTTGAGGTAAAATATTCTTTACCGTTTACAACATAAAAATAATATGTCATTTCACCACCTTCTTCCATCATACTTTTATACTTTTTAGTATATTTCATAAAAAAATTAATTATTTAGATCATCAGAATAAGCTTCATTATACTGAAACTCCATTGTTTGGATCCAATTTAAGATTTCTCCTTTATAACAGTAATCAAACATAAATGCTCTTTCTTCATTAGATACACCTTGCAATCGCAAACCTTCATCTAAATACATAAAAGCAAAATTTTCTGTAGCTCCTTCAACACCTTCTTCTTGAAGATCAAGTATTGTTAGACCCACTCCATCAAATGCTACTGAATTTGCATTTGGAAATAATGTGTAGAGTTCTCTACCTTCATTGTCCTGATTCATTGGGACAACTACTCCTGCATCAAGCATAAGCTTGAAAATAAGTAAGGTTATAGTTTTCATAAACATAAAATAAATAAGTGAAAAAAAAGGAGGACAAACTTAGATAGAAAAATTGCAATTTTAAAGTGTCTGCCCTCCTATAATACTTTTAAGGATTAAAGTATAAAACCTCTCTTGTTTAAAGTACAAGAACAACTTACTAGTTTCAAAAAGTGGACTTTTACATCCACTCAGTAATATCAAGATATCTTTTAATATCTACAGCATCTCTCATAAGTTTGATAGGATCAACTATCTCACCTGAAAGAATTGTTTTTAGTATAGCAGGACTAAACCCACTAACTAATCCAATGCCTAAATCATTTTTTAGACCTGGTAAATTATTCAATCTACCCTTCACATTCCAAAAAACAATTTCAGGAAGTTCATAACCATTAGACTCATACTGATGCTTGATATAATCAAGATTAGTATTTTGTCCACACTGATCAAACTCCATGTCAGATATAATAAGAACCTTTGTAGGCATATCATCTTCATGAACACCATATTCAACTGCATGCTGAAGAATTTCTTCAAAAGTTGCAGCTAAATTAGTATTCATTCCCCAATCTGCTTTCTCTAGGTTATTTACCTGCTCATAGATATTCTTACCTTCAATGATATGCATCTCTGGATTCTCACTAAAAGTCATAATAGCATTTTGAAAAGGTCCTACATTTCTTGTAGAAATATAGATACCTAATGCTATACTAACTTCCATAGGAAGACCTCTCATAGACCCACTAACATCACATACAGGCAATATACGTTCAGTACTACCTTCCATATAGTCAGGTAATGCATCCCATTGTGCTTGCATAGTGTCAAGATTACCAAGATGATGATCATATCTTAACAAAGGTGCTATAACATCATTAGGAAACAATACAGAAGCATTGATCTTATCCTTACCATCAAGAACATCTTGAATATAAGCATTAAATCTATCTCCATCTTTACGCTGGAATAAATTCTTATACCTATTCATAGCAACAGAAGGTACTGTAGAATATTTAATATTCTCTAACTTGTTATCACATATGTGATGCTCTACAACATCAGTCATAGATACAAGAAACTTACGTAAAGCTTTAGGTGTCCACCCTAGATACTTATGCATTGCTGTAAACCACTTACCTTTTCTAGGAAAGTACTTTGCAATTAACCCTTTATTCTTGTTTTCTTGTAGCTGAATAGCTAAAAAATTCAAGTTGTTCTTATCTGGTTCTTCAATAAGAAACAAATCTTTCCAACTACCCATATCAGGTACATGAACTGATACTATCTCCCATTCATCAGTAAGATGTTTTACTGCATACTTTGCAATAACTCTAAAAAATCTCTTCTCACCTGCTCCACCTCTACAATCTCTTGCCCAGAATACAATACGCCAAGCTAATTGCTTATCTTGAGCATGTGCATTTACAAATGCTAATCTAATGTCATCTTCTGACATTATTCTAGATGCACCTGCAATAAAGAATAAATCAAGACACTTATCAAGTGATGATTTATTTGTTACAGCTCCATTAGCTGTTCTGACTGCTGTCATTTCTTCTACTAATAATGATCTTTTCATTTTTTAAGTTTTTTAATAAGTGAATAAATAAGTGGAAGACTTTCATCCCCCACTAAAGTTAATAAACGGACAATACCAACTTTTTTTAAGACTACAAATTACTAGAGTTGGCATTATCCTTCTTCTTGTTTATAGAAAAAAGTGCTGAAGTAATTTTTACTTAAAGGTGAGTCTTACAGATTAGTTTTTGTTTTTCATAGTTAACATAAAAAAGTGCTGGACTAATCATTAAACTCAAAACAGAATACTGCCTCACTTATGGCTGAGACAACCTTTTCTTTTGGTTGTAAAGATAATGCTGAAGTATTCTTTTAATTTTGGCAGTTTTGTTACGTGGGAAGATAACTACCAACTTCCCTTATCTTAAATACTTTTGTATAAATAAAATTATAGGTATAAATAACAGACCAATAATACAACCTAACGCTGTACCATTAGCTAAACCTAAGTTACCTGCTATTGCACCACCAAGCCAATCACTTGTGGCATTACCTAAACCTGCACCAATGACTGTGCCTAATCCTTTTTGGAATCTTGAAGGGAGATACTTCTCTACTTCATATCCTGTCATTGCACCAATAATCATAACAAGATTATCAATGATACCGAAGACTATAAATTCTAAAGTCATAATATATATTGTTTTTAAGTGAATACAAATAATATAAAAACAGGCTTGACAATGTCAACTTAGCAAGAACTAATTTACGGGAATACACCCTACTTGTACCTGTTTAATGTTTGAATACTCAAAATGTGCGAAGCACATCAGCCCCCTTCAAAAAGAAGAGACAAAGGCATTCTTAAACCCTAGACGAAACATCTAAGCCCTGATACAACTTAGGTAACTAACCTATGTCAACAGTAATCATAAGAGCCCACCTTATGACCGAGGTTTTCCCTCCTAAATCTATTCAAACAAATTTTAAAATGCGGGATACTCTGTATCTAATCTTCTATATAGAGAGTATACACTTCCTATATATACTAAAACAACTATTATGACTTAACACATTATGACAAAGTTAGCTATATAAAATATATAATACTATATACTATAGAGATATTATGATATCAAGATATAACCAAAGAAATATAGGTAAGTAGTACTATCCTATAAAGATTAAGACACACAAGTATTCCCACAAAATTTTTTAATTTTTTAAAATTATTAATACAATAACACATTATGCTTGACAAATCATCTAGTAAGTTAGTCTGACCGTAGGTTTACAACTATAACTTTGCTGTTCTTGCACTATAATGCTGTTTACTTTATGCTTATTACTACAAAAAAGAATAGCACCACTCCCTAAAGAGTGGCACTATATATTCTTTTAGCTCTGCATAAACTTTTCCATAAGCTTTGCAATATCAGAACTTGCATCATTATCAGTCTTTGTATTCTCAAACACTACAAACTTTGCATCTTCAAACTCTGTACAAAGAGTTCCATCTTCATTTTCAATATCAAAAGATACTAAAGATGAGAAAGACTTACCTAATTCAAACTCTCCTGTATCATAAGATTTCTTATTCAACAAAGCAATTTGCTCTTTAGGTGAGCCATCTTCATTTCTACACAAATTCCCAAAGTTCTTTACTTTAGCATTCCCTATCACAAAACAATATTCATTGTCACTATTCTCACTCTTCTGCCAATTAGGTGTAGTAGCATCTTCTCCTGCAAATTTTGTAGCTTTAAATCCACAATTTCCTTGCATAGACTTTACTCCTGTTTCAGGATTAACACTTTCTTCCCAACCTAAACTTTCAAACATTTTAATTAATGCTCCAATTTCATAACTTTTCATAAGCCGATGTTTTTTTAATTTAATTAATAATTAATAATATCTTTTGTGCAAAAAGCTGTTAAAGAAAAAGCCTTGGGGCGAAGCCCCAATAACAGTATGGTAATAAGCTGTTATAAAGACCTTGGCAATGAAAAGCCCTGAAGCTTGCTTCAGTCACAGTATAGGTATTAAAATAAAAAAGGGGCTAATGTGCCCCCTTTATATTAATCTAAATCTAGCATAAATCCATCATCAGGATGTTCAACATCTCCATACATGATTTCTGTGATGAGACTAACCCTATTTGGATAGGATTTATTTCTATCAAAGTTTTCAATAGGCATAAAGTACTCTAATCTATCAAGAACAGCTTGTCCTATCTTTAGTTGCTTATTACCTGTTTTGTGAAGGTCTTTATATACCTTCTTACCATTGTTATGGAAGTCTACAAACTTGCCATAGTTAATTAATGTATTTTTCATAATATATATTTAAAGTTAAGATGGGCTAAAGGCTGTTGGGTATTATAAGAAAAAAATGGAGGGAATTGCACCCTCCTATACTTTACTTCCTTAGTTCTCTATCTAGCATCCAACCTATAATTGCCATAATTCCTGCAGATATAATAAACCCTAATCTATTTGTATCAGGCATATCACAGAACATACAACAATACATTACTAGAATAGAATAACCTAAGCATACTAATATCATTACTCTTTGAATAGTATTCATAATATTTTAAATTTTAATTAATAATCTTGTTAAGCTATGCATAAAGCTGTTTCTCCTGAGATATTTTTTGCTGTTTGTTTTGTAGAAATGACACCATCCTCACAAAAAACAAAGGGGGGTAGCACCAGGGTGGTGGGTGGTGGGGGTCTTGTAATATAGGACCCTACTCTACCTCTAATATGGTATTTTTTCTATACCCTCATTTGCATTTGCATTTTGTTATTGGTATATTAAGTACATGACTAATCAAGAAATTAAAGATGCTATTGCTCTATTAGAGAAAGAGCTTACAGGGGACATGTTCCAGGATATGGATATTAAGGATCAGATACATGTTCTCCAGATGAAGTTAACTGGTACTAAGCCAGAAGATTCTCACTTTGAGTGTGAGGGTTGTGGTTCTTAAATAATTTTTATTATATTTGTTGAAAACCAAACAATCATGAATAAATTTATTTTAAAAGGTCACAGGGTTATGTTAGATAAACCTGAGAAAAAAGAAAAGGCTGAAGGCAAGTTAGATCTTATACTTACTCCTGAAGTAGAAAAAGAACAAGAGAAAGAGTTAATGAAAGAATGGACTCATCTTAATGTCTGTGCTGTAGGTACGGAAGTTAAGGATATAAATGAGGGTGATAAAGTGTATGTCCGAACTGGTGCACTCCATAATGCTGAAATTATAGAGATAGAAGGTAGCATCAAAATGATGGTTCTAGCTCATGATGTTGTTATGATATGGAAAAACAAGTAAATTGGTATGAAGCTATGCATGGAAAGTCACCTTATGAAAGTATGTCTCAAGGTATAATTGAAGAAAAAGAAGATACTATGGCAGGACCTAAATCAACAAATTGGAATACAAATTACAAAATCATTGAAAAGCAAAATGATAGATTACATACATTAAGACCACCTTATTATGGCGGTAAAGATAATACTTATGAAGTGTTTAATGTATTAGAATCTTGGAATCTAGATAAAGATTTTTATTTAGGTAATGTAATAAAGTATGTAGTAAGGGCTGGAAAGAAGGATTCTACTAAACAAAAAGAAGATCTTAAGAAAGCTTTGGTTTATTTACAAAAAAGAATTGATTCGTTATGATTAAAGTATTAGTATCTATAGTTGCCATTACATGTGCAATAGTTATGTTAATACTTTCTATGGCATTAACAAAGGATTTTACAGATCCTGTTACTAAAGAGAAGCATGTAGACAAAGAGGGTAAGATAATGGGATATATAGGATTTGCAATTTGTTTTATAATTCTATATGGTCTTTATAAATACATTTTTAAAAGTTAAACATTATGAGTTTAAATAATAAAAGAAATATTAAACCTTTAGATTTATTACAAATATTATTTGCAGTATTTATGGCAGTAGCGTATTTGTATTTTTTATTATTTACTGACTATCTTGATAGCTGGTATTTAAAAATAGGAGCAGGTATTGCATCTATAGGAGGTTTAATTGGTGGAATTATTCATTGGAAAAATACTTACAAATGATGTATATAATATTTATAGTGCTTGCTGGTCTTGCTGAAGCTGTAATGGATACAATACAGTTTCATTATTCAATAAGTATATTTAGCAAGTTCAAAGCTCAGTTTTGGGATCCTACAATATCTTGGAAAAATAAGTATAAAGGTGGAGAACCAGCAGCAGGTCCAAAGTTTTGGGGAAGCACTACAGTGTTTGTTGGTTTAACTGACGGTTGGCATCTGTTTAAGTTATTAAGAAATTTATTTTTATTTATTGCAGTATTTTTTATTGCATACAATTATTGTGGCTTTTGGCCTGCAGTATTACATACTATAATTGCAAGAGTAGTTTATGGAGTAAGCTTTACAGTATTTTATAAAACATTTTAAAAAAATAAAAAGGTGTGTCTGCTTTAAATTTATTCTAGCACCTTTTATAGCTCT